ATAAATCAAAACTTTCAAGAGATATATCAATTTCTTGGGGAAAGTGATCAAGTTTCTCCGTATTTGTTTCTTGACTCTGATGGTATTCATTTTAATGGTAATAGTGTTAATTCATTTATAACTAAAGTAGAAGTAGTTGACCCTACACAAAGTAATACTATTTCAATACCAGATTCAAGTGGTACTGTTGTCTTAGATACAGCAGCTCAAACACTTTTAAATAAAACATTAGCAGCAACTGCACTTACAGATCCAAAAATTAAAGATGATGATTCTAGTCATAATTATGAAATAATTCCGGGTTCATTAACTGCTAACAGACAAGTACGTTTGCCAAGTTTAGGTGATAGTGACACATTTGCTATGACTACACATGCACAATCGTTAAAAAATAAAATATTAGATTCAGCAAC